CGCTCACTGAGCTGCACTGCCTCACCGTATGCTCTAAGCGCTGTCTTTTTGTCTGCTGCGTTCATTTGATCAACTACCTTTCGCGACCAAGTATAACCGGCATCGCCGCCCCAACCATCCCAAGCCTGACGACCTTTGCCATAGTCTGCCCAAGTGCTGCCCTCTTTGTCGATCTCATGTCGAGTGAAATATGCGAGCATGCGTCTAACGGTTTCAGGCGATAACTTAACACCATTAATCAGATCGCGCGCGCGCGCAATGCCCACAGGTGTCATGCCTCGTTGGCTCTGAGGTTTCTGCGCTCGTCTCCTCAGAGATCTTTCGGCTGCCTTGCGAGCACCCTGTGGAGGTGTAAAGTCTATATGATCATACTTTTTAGGAGTAAGCAGAGCCGCCTCGCCTTTGGCTTCTGCCTTTTGAGGGTGTCCACTTGGCAACAGATCGAGGTCGCCTGTGTAGGCTTCTTTGCGCTCGCCTGTACCAACGAGCTTTAAAAAAGCTTTGACCCTTCCATAGCTCCACTGGTTGCGAGTCATGCCGGGCCTGTGTGATGTCGAGAACGCACCAGCGCCTCGGCGAAAGACTGCCTTGACTGCGCCAATATCAACCTTTTTAGATTTTGATTTATAGCGATCGTTGTGCTTGTCGATCATGTTACGCAGCGCGCGCTCGACTGCCTCGCTTATCTCTATGCTCCCTCGTTTGCCAGATGCCGAGCCCTTTGGGTTCTTGTCGCTGCCCTTGATTTGGTCGCGCTTGGGTGCAGGTGTCTGAGCTTTAGTGCGCGCCATCGCGTCGCCTCCTCTGTGCCGCCTCTGCCAGCGCAGCGATGCCGCTACTTGCGCTTACTGTTCTCTCGATGGCTGATCGTTGTGCCTCCTCTGGTAGGTCGCCAGCTCCGAGTCGTTCCCTTATAGCTCGCTCGAGCTCGTCGTCTGGTGTCAGCAAACCTGACGTAACAAGTTGTGGAAGCATTGCGAGGTTGTTTGCGAGGTCGTCTGTGTCGAGTCCTGTGTGTGTTAACCTTGGCAGCTTGCTTGGATCGACCGGCCCGTAATTCCATCGAATCAACCTTCCTATCGTACCAGCTCCTCTTCGGTCTACACCTGAAACAGCAGAGGCAACGATGTCGCAAAGATTAATCGCCGCTCGTCTAAATACAGACAAATGAACCTCGCCGACCGAGCGCGCGCCTGTGTCTGAGATGCCGAGGTTTGCAAACTGAGCAAGGAAAGCTTGAGAGATCTGATTGTCACACTCTTTGATAATTTCGAGAGGCCCTTGCGCGTATAGGTTTGGGGCGCTCGCATATTGATCGAAGCTGACAACAGGGTTATCGATCAAATAACTCTGCTCTGCACTTAGGAAAGCTTGGGCTTGTGCTTCTGCATCGTCGATCATGGCATTAATATCAGAGTCAGTTAAGCCCTGCATCTCTGCAACAGATCTGTCAACTTTGACTCTAGGTGTAGGTGTTGCCCAACGATCAGCACCGACGCACATTAGATTCGCGATGCGCTGTTTAGTGCGCCACCACCACCACACAGGGCGCAGCATGCCACAGCCCTCGAAGTTAGAGCCGGTTCTGTTAAGTGTGAGCATAAGCAGCTTGTTTGAAGGTATAGGCTCAGGAGTCTTGCCGACTCCTACAACCATCTGCATCACACCATCGAGCTTTTGATTGTCGCGCGACAGCCACCGCAGATGCGCCGAGGGCTCACGATCTGCATACAGATCGAGCCACACCTTGACCTTGCCATTTTCATCAGGCCCGACTTTATAGATCTCTTCTGCATAGCGATAACCGAGCGGCACAAACTCAAGTAAGTAGCTTAGTTGATCTTCCCAGCTCGCAGACATCTGCCCTGCATAGCCATCGAGTCCAAAGCACTCATTGGCATAACGTGCATACTCTTCGCACAGAGGGTCGCCCTCGTCGCCTGCCTGAAAGCGCCAAGTCGCACTAAGCAGGGTCTGTCTGAGCATGTGCCATGATCGACGCACCACAGGGTCTGTGCGCAGCATGTCCTCGGCTTCTCTTACCCAATTTAAGCCGGTCACATGAGCATTACGCTCGTAGCCTGTGATCATGCCGCCAGAGAGCTGCGTGCCGCTTATGCCTCTAGTTTTAAACCGAGGGTGAAGCGCGCGCATGTGGCGAGGTGTCTCGTCTGTTGATGCTTCATAATCAAGCTTACGCATTAAAGCCTCGTCTCTCTATATCATAGCTAGTGTTGTGATATAGCTGCGATTTGTCAAGCCTAGCCTTTAACTGTCTTCATACCTAGCCAGCTCTCGCATAAGATACCAGAGCGCCTTCTGTAGGTCTTCGCGTGCGTTGTCTTTATATCCAGCGCGCGCCACATACTTGATCACGTTGCCAAGGCAGAAGCCCAAGCCCCAAGCCTCGATCGCGTCTATAACTTCGATGCCACTTTGCGAGTGATAATGCTGGGGGTGATCAACAGAAGAGCTCACATGCTCTTCGGCTGTCAGATCAACTCTGTCGAGCGCAGGGTACTCGCTAGACATCGCGACCTCGCAGGAGCGTCTCAACCTTGCCCTCGAGCTTCATGATCTCATCATGTAAATCGTCTATGCGCTCGACTATCTGTTTTTGTTCCTCTGCCTCAAGCTCAAAGCGTCTGCTCGTAAACTTGTAAAGCATGTACATCAAGCCAACTGTAACAACTGCGACAAGGTTGTTAGGGTCAAGCACCTTTTCAATCAGCGAGGGTGGTAATGCAGGGTCAGCCATTAGAAGCTCCTAGATGATGTGTGTATGCCTGATCGCTTGTTGCGATTCGGCTTGCGTCTAGCATAAGATGCTTTGCTGATAGCGTCTGCCCAATAATGGAAAATGGCATCATATCGCAACGCATCAAGAGGATCTTCGCGACCGTCTTTTTTAGGTTGCTCTTTGTTATCCCAAGCATAAGACATGAGCGCCTTGCGCAGGCTGTTGCCTGTTGCGCGCTCGCCTTTGCGCCACACCTCGCGCGTGATTAAATAGCGCGACTGATTAAAAGCACGCTTGAGCTTTTGCACTCCATTTAAAATATCGGTGCGCACTGGGTCTGTTGTATGACGCAAGGGCATGCCTATGCCACCCTGCCCGACACTCTTGGCGATCTCTCTAAAAGCGCTGCGCCCTGTTTGATCATTGCGAGCCTTGCCTGCCTTGTCTGCGCATCCAGTATCGAGCCATATCCGAGCGCTCGGTGCGTTGGCTTTATCACTTCGAGGCCAGGCAACTCGCAAGATCATCTCGCTCAACTGTGAGATTGTTACCTCTTGTGGGTTTATTTCATGCACGATCACTGAAGCCTCGCGAGCCTCATCATACACGATGATAAGTACCGAAGGTTTACGAAATCCCCAATCGATGGCGATCCTGCCAGTCATCTCAGGCTTATACACAAAGTCGTCTATGACGTGCCGCTCGCTGTCAAACTCTTGATACACCAAGCCGCTTGGAGGCTTGGGCTTGTTGAGTACCATCGCCTCGCGCTCGTCAGGTGGTAGCAGCTTTGTTGCCTCAAACCATTCGTCGGAGAGGTTGCTTTGATTCACATAGCTTGTAAACAGGAGCGGCGAGCATCCTGCATCTTCTGCCATTTGACACCACCACGCATCTGCAACCGGCAGACCGACAAGGATTAAGGTCGGTGAAGGCCCAGAGCGCAAACGACCGAGCGCTTTATTTGCAACCTCTGCGCCGAGGGTCTGGCATTCATCAATAAGAGCGACACCTGATGTCACGTTTATACCCTCGAGAGGATTATGGCTGCTGTCTCTAGTGTTCGGTCGAAAATACGAGCGACACAGCACCGAGCTGCCTGTATGCTGATCAGTCCACTGCCTTAAGGTGTGATTGTAAACCCACCCTCGAGGCGCTAGCCATTTCTCAATCTCGGGCATGAGTACAGAGTTATATCGAGCGTTGGTGTCTGTCACTAGCAGGCTTGTTGTGTTTGGTCTGATCTTAGATAAAAACCACATCGCAAAGATCAGCGAGCTCGTCTTGCCAGAGCCCCAACCACATCGAGCAGCTATAATTCGGTCGGCTCTGCGTATGCCTGCGATCACCTCGCGCTGTAAGTCATTTAATGCAAACTCACTCACGATCAACCTCGATCAAGTAAGCGAGCAGCGCTTGCTCGTCTATTGCCAAACGATGCGCACGCTTGCCCTTTTTGTAGCCAACGACTACACCTGCATCTATGAAGTTAAGCACATAATGCTTAAGCGCATATTCTGAGCAGTCTGCAGAGCTGAACTCGCGCAGATATGTGCGCAGAGGCATGCTCTCTTCGGGCCACTGAATAATCGCTAAAAGTGCTCGCTTGGCTTTCTGCTTGAGCTTGCTGTGCGCCACGAGCTCCTCGAGCTCTGTCGTGTCTCGATCTGGTAAAGGCAGTCGAGGCAGTGAAGCAAGTGACCAAAAATCAACAGGGTCTACACAGCTACAGATCGCCCGATCAAACATATCAAGGCTAGGAAAGCTCGCACGCGACATCGGGCTATCTCTGCCGACATCTCTGCCCCATATCATCACCACCTCAAACTCTGTGCGATAGTTGATAGCTGCAGCCTGAAACGGCACGCGATATAAGCCGAGGATAACGACCCAAAGAGCATCGTGCTCATAAGCCAGCCTTTGCAGTTGATGCAGCTTAGAGCCCATATGATCTAACACGCTTTCGAGGATCTCGCCCGACTGGCGCTGCTCGCCATATTTTACATGCCTCGTCTTCACCTCGATAGCAGCGACACTCGCACCCGATCGCCGAGCTAAGACTAGATCACAATACTCAGCAGGATCGGGCCACGCCGGTCTACCGAGCTCAAGTGGCTGTTTAGTTATGCGATAGTTAGCAAAGTCGGCGGACTCGATCACAGACTGCACCAAGCCTTGAAAACGATTGTGAATACGCACGACAGCAGCGCGCATTTGCTCGGGTGTCCAAGTCTCATGCAGATGAGGTCTATTGATTTTTAATTTCGCTTGTGCCATTTTGCGCCTGCTGCTTTGGCTTGGGCTCAGGCGTCTTCGTCTGAGTCCGAGCCAGCTCTTTCATTTACGAGGTGGTTGGTCTGCTCGAGCATGGCGAGCACCTCTGGCACGCCGTTCTCTACTTTTGAGCTTACCTGCAGCTCTTGCTTGTCTCCATAGATGTCGGGTCGGCGCTTAGAGAGTAACCAGCGATACGTCTGCGCATCGTCTTTGCGAGCAGCTACGCTCAAGAGCGACTTAAGCAAGTGACCCTCGGCTGCGTGCTTTGCATCTTGGAGCTCGTCGGCAAACTGCTCATGCGCCTCGATCCAGTCATAGATCGTGCGGCGAGGTATATTAGCGCCAACGCTTGCCGCTTCGATGCTATGACCTTCGGCGAGCAGAGACAACAGGAGCTCGACCTTCTGTTTGTTTTTTTTAGCATATGGCCCGTGTTTAGGTTCGCGCGCGCTTGTGCGATTTGTGCGCCCTTGCTCTCTCGCTGCCATAGCTTTTAAGCGTTCATTCTTGGTCATAAGTCTCTCGCAAATTGCCTCATACGCCTGAACGCTCCTGTGAGCGTGTGTAGATTGTAGCCTGTGAGCTCCGACATATGGCGCATGTTAATGCTTTTATCTAGGTGGCTGAGCACAGCTTGCTCGCTCGGCAGAATAAACCAAAGCTTAAGCAAGCTCATGACCTTTTCGCGATCAATCGCCTGCTCGATATGCACTGGGTCTTCTCTATCGTCTGCGAGATAGCCGTAGTCTTCACCTTCGGGCGAAAATATGCCAACGTGCATGCGCTTTCTATCTCTAATGTAATTCAATGCTCGACGCTTAACAGTTGTTTTAATCGCTACATCAAAGTCTTTATCGACATCTATTAACAAGCAGCCCCTCTCAAGCATGTAAATACAAGACTCGCTATAGACATCTTCTGCATCTGCAAGACTTAGCCGAAAATCTTTGAGCAGTATGTGCATCATGAGCCCTCTTAGATGTACGAGGCGCTCGCCAACCTTCTCAGCTCGCTGCTTGTGTGTCATGACCAGCTCTCGCCACCTGACCAGCTGACTGCCGGCCCTTGGTTTCCAATCTCGTTTCGCTTCTGCTTTGATCCGCAAAACTCCCACGAATCAACAGAGATTTCGACCTCTTGTTTGCTCAAGCCCTCGCGCTCATATGTCTTATACTTAATCGAGCCTGTGACTGCGATGTGCGAGCCCTTGTCTACATGGGTCAAGATGTTCTGAGCAGCCTTACCAAACGCCACACAGCGCAACCAGATCGTTGTTTTTTCGCCGCCCTTCTGCCACTGTTTGACAGCGAGAGAGAAAGCAGCCACTTGAGATTCTGCGCCGCGCGCTTCGGGCTTTTGCCCGACATGACCGATAAGCCAGATTTTATTCATAATACTTGTTACCTTGAAGGGATGGCGCAGCGCCCTAGAAGAGCGCTGCACCTTTATCAATACATACAAACCACAGTCTCACATCAACCATGACAAGAGAACAATAAATGAAAAGCAACGAGATTACAATAGGCAGAGGCTCGGTGCAGCTGGTCGATGGCATGGGCTCACCCTTGAGCGTTGTTAATAGTGCCAGAGTATCAATGGGCAAGCACACGCTCGAGATGAGCGATAAAGACTGGCGCTTAGTCAATTACCTATGGACGCATAAGCACACCTCACCGTTTAGGCATGTCCAATTCACCTTCCATATTAAAGCGCCGATCTTTGTTCTCAGGCAGTGGATGAAACACCAAATCGGCTGCGCATGGAACGAAATTAGCGGCAGATATGTGCAATTCGATTGCGAGTTTTGGCAGTCAAACGGCTGGCGAGAGCAGAGTGAGAGCATAAAGCAAGGCTCAGGCGGTCGTCTTGATGACGAGAAAGCGCTGCGCTCTGAGATGATCTACATACGAGCGATTGATCATGCACACAGAGCATATGAAGAGCTGCTGAGTCTAGGTGTGTGCAAAGAGCAAGCGCGCACCGTGTTGCCGGTTTCGCTGCTGTCTGAGTGTTACTGGTCTTGCTCGCTCCATGCGCTGATACATTTTTTAAAGCTGCGACTTGATAGCCATGCGCAAGCAGAGATCAGAGAATATGCAGAGGCAGTGCGCGCATGTGTTGAAGAGGTCGAAGACATGCCGAGGCTCTTAGAGATCGTGCTTTAGAGGTTTACCTTATGCTTTAGGCAGAAAACAAAAAAGCCGATCTTATGACCGGCTTTCCTTTAGTGTTTAAGGCTCGTCTTGTTATATTGCATATTCAGAGATGCAGATGCTGGTGAGTGTGTCACTCTGATAAACATTAGCAATTGATACTCGAGGCACACTAACGACCTCATCACCGACAAGCCGGTGTGCAACTGTCTTGAGAATGTGAGTCAAGATCTTCTGCTCGCCGCTTGTATGCTCATAGGTTGCGATTGCCGTCTCTGAGAGGTGAGACATAAAGATATGATCACCTTTAGTTTTAACATCATGCCATCGGTGCGCCTCTTCATTTTCGAAATCTTCAATGGTGTACATCCATGTTTTGAGTTGCTTGATGCTTGCTGTGCCGTCGATGATGTTTGCTGGAATCTTCATTCTGTCTCCATTTGTCTTGCCCTGTGGGCTGTGTCTGTGTGAGCTCCTTTGCTCACCATCTGAAAATAGATTTATCACCCCTTTTGCTCTCTGTCAACAATTTATTTTAACTTAAGTCAATTTTAATTTTAACTGAGATAACATGCACTCAGTCCCAACCATCGGCAACAGCCTCGCGACGGTCGCGCCCTATCATTTCAACAGGCTTGCCAAACATCTGCCCGAGCCTCGAGCGCGCTGCGCTGTTATTGTCTAAGAGCTGCTTGAGCACTTGGCGAGGGTGTAGATTTGTTGTTGCGACTACTGACAGCGCTTTAGATGACCATCTGTCATGAATCGCGCTTATCATCTCTAGCGTCTGCGCTTTGCTCCATTGTGTCCAGTTGCCGCCGCCACCCATGCCGCCGATCTCATCAAAGCAGAGAAGGTCAATACCTTCGAGCATCTCATGCAGCTGCAATCGCCTCTCTTGGTTAAAACTCGCTTTTAAGTCCATTAAGTGACCTTCATGGGTTATGTACAGCGCCCTCTTACCTGCGAACACTGCATGTTTAGCTAGGATATGAAGCATGGAGCTTTTACCGTTGCCGGGCCTGCCGTACATAAGAACAGAGGGCTTATCAACAGGATCTGTGCGCCCGTGTATCCAATCAAGCACAGCGCCGACTCGCTCGCGCTGGTTGTCTGTATCCCATTCATACTTGCTAAGAGTGTGCTGATGAGCTGTGTACGGCAAGCGCGCGCGCTCTAGGTTTTTTAATTTACGTCGCAGAGGGTGGCAGACGTTGCAGCGCTTTGCTGTCTGTGCTGTTTCATTGTCGCGCTCGGTAAAAGTCCATCCTTCATTACAGCCGCCGCAATAGGGCAGTGGAGTGCTCGAGAGCATGCCTGATGAGCTCTGCCACTCAGACTCTGGGAAAGTTTCAGCATCGATGCTCTGATAGTCTACCATTCATCATTGCCTTTGCTGTTGATGATGTTAAGCCATGCCTGATCTGCTGCGAGGATCTCTGCTTGTCGCTCAGGTGTCACAGTGTAGCTCGTTGGCTTTTGAGGAGGCGCTTTAGGTGTCTTGATCGCTGGCATATGACCGGCTGCTTGAAGACCGACCCAATCGATCGCAGATCGAGGTGCTATCCTCTCATGTTTCATTTTAGTATAGAGCTTGTCACCGTCTGAGTGATTCCAGAGCGCTCGTCTTATATCCTGTCGCTCATGATGATTGATCTCCCATATTATTTTACGCTTGTAATCAAGCTCGTCGTAGATGTCTGAGACGTACCACAGACCATCGCGCAGCTCTTCTGTGATCTCAGGCTTGGGGTCATCCATGATGCTATCCCAAAGGTCTGCCCTCTGCTGCTCTTCATTGCTCGGCTCGCGATCCTCGCGCGCGCTTTCTAGCTCCGGCTCTGCCTCTTCTCTATTGTTGTTATATTGTTTATTATTGGTATATATTGATATGTGTGACATTTTTGGTAAGGGTTTGACCATTTTTGGTAAGGGTTTGACCAATTCTGTCACATCAGCTGTGACACTTTTGGCGCTTACCAATTCTGTCACATCAGGCTTTACCAATTCTGTCACATCAGGCTTTACCAATTCTGTCACATCGTGGCTTACCAATTCTGTCACATCGGGTTTGACCAATTCTGTCACATCGCAGAGCCCATCAAGAATCTCTTGAGCTTTGGCTATGTTTAATGTCGTGACAGACTTATGATGCAGGCCTTTAGATCTTATCTCTGATCGCCTTTGAAGCCAGCCAGCTTCAATCAATGCCTTAAAGTGTCGCTTGACTTGTCTTGAGCTTTGCGAGCTCGCCTCTGCAATATCGTCAGCGCTGATCGCCGCATACCTTTTTCGCCAATCCATGCACACATGCGCGCATATTAAAAGAGTGTATTTCGCTGTCGGGTTGGTGCTCTTGTCGAGCCCGATCGCTTTGATCAGTTGCGCGTTTGTAAGCGCTTTACTCATAGTGCCTCCTGTTAAAGGGTGTGCTCTATGTATAAATACGATGCTGTCTTAGGTCAAATTGTATTTGCCCTCTGTGCAAAATAAATGTTGACAAAGCACAAGGCAGAGTTTAAGTCTATTCACATGATCTTTATACAGGAGACAAACATGGATCTACGAACGCGACTCAAAGCAGACCTTTTCGCCAAGCGATATAACCTTGGGCATCTGGCAACAGAGGCGCAGGTCAGTCGCTCATACTTATCGAGGGTGCTTACAGGCTATGTCTCACCATCGATTCATCTTGCACAGAGCTTGGCTACAGCAGCCAACAGGCTCACACAAACCAACAACTATACATCAGAGCAGTTTTTAACAGCAGCTCAGGAGCTCAATAAATGATTTACATTGACCCCTTAACAATCATGATCGCAGTGATCGCGATCTGTTTACTTTATGCAGCTTATGACGGCATCCGAGCTTTTACACCAGAGCAAGACGACGAGCCGAGCCCTCGAAAATCTTGGCTTAAC